GTCCCCGTCAAAAAGAAACATCATCATGTTGATTCTGGAACCATTGTTTGTTCTGGTGCAGCGGACACGACTGCGCTCAACACCTTTACAAATGGCCTTATATCCTATATCACCCTTCGTTTGATGAGCTACGGCCATCTGGAGGCGTTTGATATGCTTCTTCCGAAATATGGCGATGACGGCATTGAAGAGTTCATACACAAATGGATGGAAGTCTGTGCGACCCTCGGTTTTACCGGCACATTCGATCATCGTGAATCCAACTCTGATGTCTTGTTCTTCTTGTCACGCGCATACCTCAACCCTCTGGTCACTATGTCCAGCGTTTGTTGTGTTGAGCGTGCTTTGTCCAAACTTTGCGGTACGATCCCTGCTGGCCGGTCTGTCGACATCGCTCGGTTACAGAAAGCTACTGGGTATATGGTGGCTGACGCGCACACACCACTTGTTGGTGCGTATGCTAAGGCGATTTTACTTGTGTATGGGTTGGAGGATTTTAAAGACCCCTTTGAAGTAAGTCCCGCTGGAGTAACATCCGGTGAGGAACGCGAAATGCGGTGGAAGGCCCAGTCCGGCCCCTACCCTTTCGAAGATGACTTCCTGGGGGATGCTGTAAGGTATGCTGCAGCAGACTGCGGGCTGGATGTTATGGAGATTGAGCAACTCTGTGACCTCTACGCAAATGCTCGCACCCACGAGGACATGGAGGCCTTGGCTACTCAGATGCCGAGCCCGATTGTCGCCGCGGGGTTCCGTGCGGTTCGCAACTAAGGTTGTGACCGTGCGGGACAAAAATCAATCTCGTGTCGGTTGGTGGTGGCAATATAAAAGGCTTCCATCCTCCACATCACACCTTCCTTGTTTCAATTATGGCTGTTACTAAGCGTACTTTCATGAGTCGTCCAAAGATCATGGCGTTGCCTGGTCCTGAGAGAGAGCGTCGATGGAAACAACACCTCATGTCCGAGGGCGGTCTTCGTGACCAGCGCATTCCTCAACGAGTGCGTGGTCGTGGAGACTATTTCTCCGACGCCACGGCCTGGGCCGATCGCCAGTTGGCGAGAATACCGAAAGGTGGACTCGCATCTGCCGGTCGTGCACTCGGCGGCGTGCCCGGTGAAGCCATCGGATCTTTGATCTCCCAGCTTACTGGACGAGGTGACTACAACATTAAGAGGAATAGCCTCATTGTTGATGGTCACATCCTCAACCCTGGTGCAGTGTCTTTCTCCCCGACAGGGGCTGCTGCCATCAGGGTCCAGAAACGCGAGTTCATTGCTAATGTCGTGTCCCCACTCGTACCAACTGATTTCACCCAGCAACAATATCGTCTGCAGTGCACTGACAAGTCCACATTCCCGTGGTTGTCAGCGATTGCTGAACACTTCACTGAATGGGAACTGCATGGCGCTATTGTGTCGTATGAGACCACGAGCAGCAATTATGCTGCCAACATGGCTCTCGGCACCATTGCCATTGCAACCCAGTATAATGCTAACGAACTACCCTATTCAAACATGGAACAAATGCTCCAGGCTGCCTATCACAGCCGGGCTAATCCGTCTGAGTCGTTGATGCACGGAATTGAATGCGACCCGGAACTGCAAGCTAGTGAACATCTGTTCACGCGCCGTTTCGGCTCTGCTGGCCCACCTAATCTATATGATCATGGTGTCGTTAGCGTCGCCACTGAAGGCCTACCTGCTGCCGCAGGTACCATCATTGGGCGTCTATTCATTACCTACGACATTGAGCTTAACCTCCCAGCTTTGCCTGCTGATGACCTACACGTCATGAAATCATCTGGCATGTATGGTGGCTTCGGTTCTACCACCGAGCCTCCAATGGGATCAACGCTCGCCATTGTCGGAAATTACATCACACCCGCGCAAGGTGGTCTTAGTTTTGGTACAGCGACAAGTGACAATGTCATGTCTCTGATGCCATCCAATGGACCTCTTGCCAGACCTCAACTCCCGCCTGCTGATCAAGCCAGCCTGGTTGCATGGATGTCTGACTCATCTGTGGTTGCCGGTGGGCAGTACCTTTCATTCGCACACTCTGGAAAGTATCTCCTTGAGCTGACTGTCATTGGCACGACAGCTCCTGGACTATTTGTTGACATGACTACGGTCACACAAGATGTCAGCATCGAAGAGTACAACACGATTGTCTCGACTGCCCTAACTCACTACTTCCGCTATGGTATCACCTGCGTGTCAGCTGACCAATCTGTTCAGCTGGTACGTCAGAATGCCGCCGCAACTGTGACCTGGTCTATACTCACTGTGTGTTGACAACATACCCACCAAACCGCTTGGTATCTCTCCATTTGTCACTGTACTAGACTA